AGAAACAGATCAGTATCAGGCTGTTGCGGATCAATTTGGCGAAGAAAACGCGGAACGTATATTGAAGGACCGCGCAACGGACCAGATTCTAACTACGACGGGGCCGATTGCGGGTGGTACAGATTTGGTACTGGGTAAACTTGCGGGTGGAGCGGGAGTTACTAACCCGTTTGGCGCGTTTGGACGCGTCGGCACGTCGGCTGGTGTTGAAGGAAGCACAGAATCGGCGGAAGGTATCTCAGGAAACTTGGCACAACAGTCGGCGGGTCTTGATACTGGCACCTTTGCACAGTCTGGATCTGATTTTGTAGAGGGTTTAGCTGGCGGAACAACGTCCGCAGGTACGGTTGAAGCGGGTCGAGCGGCAAGAAACGCTCTTGGAGGCGGTCCAAACGTAGATACCAGCGGTCCAGCGCAACCACAGGCCCCCGCAGCGTCGGTTATTAGTGGTCAGTCGCTTGTTCCGTCTACTCAGGCGGACGCTGACGCGGCGATGGGCAGAAATGTTGCAACTAACGTACAACCTACGCAGCCTGTAGCCCCAAGTGCAGAACAAATGCCTAGTGTAATCAACATTCCTGGTACGGATGTGGTGGTTCAGGCTCCTGCACCCGCGCAACCACAGGCTCCGAACCAAGGTCCGCCTTCTGGTATCGAGGCTTTGGGCACGGGAGGCGCGTTCCGACGGCCTGATACGGGCACTGTAGCGCAGTTACCTGCGCCATCTAACGTGGATGCACAACCGACAGTAGAACAAACGCAGCCAACGCCACCTGAAGTGATGTCACAGGCTCCAGAGGGGCTGACGGCGGCGGAAATCTTGCAAAATGAGATAGATATTATCACGACGGACACGAATACGACGGCGGATCAGGCGTCACAGGGTCCTGCAAGCATTGCATTGATCGAAGCGGCTCAAAATGAGGGCGCAGATGTGAATGTGGGCGACAGTCGTGCGGAAGTATCGTCTAAAATTGTCAATCAGATTGCGTCAGACAACCAAGCTGCGGCGGAAGAGGCCATGGGTCGTACGCTTCCAGACGTTGATGTGGGTACAATCAACCAACTTCAGCAGCCATCGGGCATGGAAACGCTACCGAACGTGGATTTAACCCCTGCGATTGCACCTCAACCAGCGGCTCCATCGTTATCTGACGTGGATATTAGCCGTATTAACCAGCCTACGGACCTTCCTGCGGGTATTGGATCGTTAGATGCAGCGGTTGCGGCGGCACAGCAGAACACCACTCCAGAGGGCATAATTGGCCTAGAAGTGGCCCAAACGGGCGCATTATCGGCTGAAACGGCGCGTAAAGTGGCTGAAGACAATAACCTGTCGATGCAGGATGTGGCGAACATTGCAGAGAGTGCCATGGGTATTGAGCAATCTGAGGCCACTGGACCGAGCACCGAGGTTGATGTTGCGGCTACGGTTGACGTGGCGGCACCTGCGGCGGGAGGCACGGCCTTGGCTGCGGGACAGCAAGGAGCGGCTGAAGCTACGGAGTTTGTATTTGACGGCGATGTGCTTGGCCCAGACCAAGAGGTCAGTGTTGATGTTGAGCCAGAGGTTGAAGGTGATATTCTCGAGGGTACGTTGGCATCGAGAGATGTAACTACAGTGGCACCTGACACGGTTGTTGAAGTGCCTACCGATTCCACAACGGATACTCGTCGCACTACGGTGACGACCACCCCGTCATCTGACATTCGTGGTACGGTTGATGTGCCCGAGGAAAGAGAAGAAGATGTTGTGGTTGAGGTGGATGAGCCGCCAGCGGATGATCCGAGTGGACCAGGTGGCCCTGCTCAAGAGGAAGAGGTCGAGGTTGAAGTTGGCGCACCCACGGGTGACGACGATGACGACGACGATACCGCAGAGGAAGCACCGTTTGAATGCCCAGAAGGGTTTGAGGCGGTTCAGATCAACGGCGAGTGGCGTTGTCAGAAGGTTGGTGACGACACACCGAAAGTTGGCAGAATGCGTCCAACGGGTGGGGCTTACTATCGTCCACGCACACCATCTCCAGCGGCGACGGCAAAGGCATATAGGTTTAGATAATGAACTTACAGGCACTTCCAGAGGAAGCATTAAAGGAGATCCTTGCGCTAACGGAAGCGAAGAAAAAGCTGGACCTCAGAGAGGAAGCCCAGAATTACTTCATGCCCTTTGCTCATCATGTGTATGAAAACTTTATTGAGGGTCGGCATCACAGGATTATTGCTGAGAAGCTGGAGCGTGTAGCTCGAGGGGAACTCAAGCGGTTGATTATTAACATGCCGCCTCGACACTCCAAATCTGAGTTTGCATCGTTCCTAATGCCAGCGTGGTTTTTGGGGCGCAATCCAAAGCTCAAGATTATTCAAGCTACACACAATACGGAGCTTGCGGTACGGTTTGGACGTAAGGTGCGGGATTTGATTGACGATCCTGCGTACAAGGAAGTGTTTCCTGATACGAATTTGAAGGAGGACAACAAAGGTGCGGGTAAATGGCAGACTGACCGAGGCGGTGAATACTTTGCTGCGGGTGTTGGAGCGGCTGTTACGGGGCGTGGTGCGGACTTGTTTATCATTGACGACCCTCATTCGGAACAGGATGCGTTAAGCGAGACGGCGTTTGACCACGCGTATGAGTGGTACACATCAGGTCCTCGACAGCGTTTGCAGCCAGGTGGTGCGATTATTCTTGTTATGACCCGTTGGGGTAAGAAGGATTTGACGGGCCGATTGATTGCGAACCAAGGCGGGGATGTCATGGCGGATCAGTGGGAGGTTGTGGAGTTTCCTGCGATCATGCCTTCGGATAAGCCGTTATGGCCTGAGTTTTGGGACAAGGACGCGCTTTTGTCCATTAAGGCGTCACTGCCTGTTGGCAAATGGAACGCGCAGTGGCAACAGCAGCCCACCTCATCCGAGAGTGCGATCATCAAACGGGACTGGTGGCAAGCGTGGGAAGAGGATAAGATCCCTCCAGTTAAATACATTCTTCAAGCATACGACACCGCGTTCTCGAAAAAGGAGACGGCGGACTATTCAGCTATCACAACGTGGGGCATCTTCGAGCCAGAAGAGGGCGGCGCGGACAATATTATCTTGATGGACGCTCGACGAGGGCGTTGGAACTTCCCTGAACTCAAGGAGATAGCGTATGAAGAACACGAATACTGGGAGCCAGACATGGTGTTGGTCGAAGCGAAAGCGACGGGTACACCACTCATTGACGAGTTGCGGCTGCGCGGTATTCCTGCATTGGGCTTCTCGCCTGGTAAAGGGCGGGATAAAATAACGAGGATGCACATGGTAGCACCGCTATTTGAAGCGGAGGTAGTGTGGGCACCAACGGACAAGAAATTCGCGGATGAAGTGATTGAAGAAGTTGTTTCATTTCCTAATGGTGACTATGACGATTTTTGTGATAGTATGACACTAGCATTGATGCGTTTTCGCCAAGGAGGCTTTATAGCTTTGGAAAACGAGAACGTCGGGGACGATTTTGTTCCCACTAGACGGGAGTATTACTGATGGCTATTCCACCCCGCCCGATGGGCACGTTAGTAGACGGGGGACAAATGCAAGGCGGGATGGATGAAAACCTACCCGCTGTTGATGTATCTGTTCCAGAAGTGGAAGACTTTGCAGGGGGCGCAGAAGTTATCCCTCAAGAAGACGGCACGGCTGTAGTACAGGCTTTGGCGGACATGATCCAACAAGCAGAGGCGGAAGCTCCGATGGAGCACAACGCAAACTTGGCGGAGTTTCTGGACGAAGGGTATCTTGGTGAGTTGTCGAGCGAGTTACGAGCGGCATACGAAGAAGATCAAGAATCGCGTTCCGAGTGGGAAGAGGGTTACACCAAGGGGCTAGACCAGCTTGGGATTAAATATGAGGACCGTACAGAGCCGTTTCAGGGTGCCAGTGGGGTAACACACCCCTTGATAGCTGAGAGCGTCACACAGTTCCAAGCGCAAGCGTATAAGGAACTCTTGCCAGCGGGTGGCCCAGTACAAACACAGATCCTTGGATTACAGGATCAAGCGCGAGAGGCTCAAGCCCAGCGCGTAAAGAATTTTATGAACTACCAAATCATGGAAGTGATGGAAGAGTTCGACCCAGATATGGATCAGTTGCTGTTCTATTTACCCCTATCAGGTTCTACATTTAAGAAAGTTTACTACGACGAGGCTAAACAGCGGCCTGTGTCTAAGTTTGTTCCTGCTCAAGACTTGGTTGTGCCATACCACTCAAGTGATTTGCAGACAGCCCCTCGGGTTACGCATGTTCTACGGATGGATTACAATCAGGTTCGCAAGATGCAGGTCGCGGGTTTCTACCGTGACGTGGAGTTGCTTACGAGTGATCAGGGTCCAGACGAGGTTCGTCAGAAGGTTGATGAGTTACAAGGCACGAGCAAGACGTATGCGGATGACGTATATACGATCTTGGAAATGCATGTGGACTTGGACATCGAGGGTTTCGAGGACATGTCTCCTGACGGAGAGCCTACGGGTATCCAGCTTCCGTATATCGTAACGATTGACGAGGCATCAGGAGAGATCCTTGGTATTCGTCGAAACTTTGAAGAGGGCAGCGAACTAGCTAAGAAGCAGCAATACTTTGTGCACTACAGGTTTATGCCTGGTCTTGGTTTTTATGGTTTTGGTTTGATCCACATGATTGGTGGATTGGGTCGTGCGGCGACCAGCATTCTGCGTCAGTTGATTGATGCAGGTACGTTGGCGAACTTGCCAGCGGGTTTCAAGGCGCGTGGCGTTCGAGTACGGAATGACGACGAGCCGTTGCAGCCAGGTGAGTGGAGAGACATTGATGCACCTGGTGGAAACATCAGAGACTCGATTATACCGCTGCCATATAAGGAGCCGTCGGCTACACTAGCACAATTGCTTGGTGCGTTGATCGAGGGTGGCAGACGCTTTGTGTCATTGGCTGACCAGCAGGTTAGCAACATGAACCAAGAGACGCCTGTGGGTACAACCATGGCGATGTTGGAACGTGGCATGAAGGTGATGTCTGCTATTCACAAGCGGTTACATTACGCACAGAAAACAGAGTTTCGTATTCTAGCTCGGATCATTGCTGAGAACCTACCGCCTGAGTATCCATATCAGGTTGCGGGTGCGGAGCAGACGATCAAGGCTGAAGACTTTGATGCGCGTGTGGATATCATTCCCGTTAGCGATCCAAACATATTCTCCATGGCACAAAGGGTGACGTTAGCTCAAACTCAGTTGCAGTTAGCACAGTCCAATCCCCAGATGCACAACTTGCATGCGGCGTATCGACGGATGTATCAGGCCCTTGAGGTTCAGAACATTGACGAGATTCTCCCACCGCCGCCACAGCCACAGCCAACAGATCCTGCCTTGGAGAATGCCAAAGGTTTGATGGGATCATTGTTGCAAGCGTTCCCTGATCAGGACCACGACGCGCACATTAAGATCCACGTCATGTTCATGAAGACGCCTTTGGTTACGACTTCACCGCAGGTTATGGGTACGTTTTATGCTCACTTGCAGGAGCACATTGCTATGAAGGCACGTCAGTTGGTTATGGCTGAGATTCAGGGTTTGATTAGTCAGGTGCAGCTAAACGCTCAGATGGGTGCGGTAGATCCGCAAGCAGCGCAACAGAAGATCATGGAAGTGCAGCAAGAGATGCAAAACCCTGCCGAGGTAGAAAAGTTAGTTGCCTTGCAGGAAATGCAAATCATGCAGCAGACACTTGCGGAGATTACACCGCAGGGTCAGGACCCGATGTCAGATCCATTGGTGCAAATCCGTATGCAGGAGCTTGCGCTCAAGCAGCAATCAGAGCAGCGTAAGTCTCAGATGGACGAGGCGGACGTTATGATGAACGCAGCGAAAATGCAGCAGCAAGCGGCGACAGACGCCGCGCGTATTGAGAGCCAAGAGGAAATTGCTGGAAATAGAAACGACGTGAACCGTGAGCGCATTGAAGTGCAACGGCAAGCCATGTTGAGGAGAGGCTAGGATGGATTTAAGTTTGATACAGCCAGAGCCAGCCATGAACGGTCCGTTTATGGGTAGGCCGTTGATGGAAGCGGTTATGCCAATTAAAAGGCCAGACATGAATAACGGGTTCGACCTAACACCTGATTTAGGTTTTAGTCCGTTGCCAATGCGACCAGGTCCTCATATTCAACCTGTTGGCGGAGGTGGCATAGGTCAGTATCTTCAGCCGATGATTAGACAGATTAACAGCCATTACCAGCAAAACGAGGTGCAACCGTTTGTGCAAGAGGTGACAAGTCTAGCAAACGAACGGTTTCCTAATGCGTTTGGCGGTGGAGGCATGGGGGTAGGGGCGTTACTCCAGCAACAACGTCCTATGCCAACACAGGACATCTTCTCAGGTGTTTCGGGTGCGGCTCTTGGTTTGTTAGCTGCGAGGTAGCGATGCCACTCAAGAAGGGGTCCTCTCAAACCACGATTAGCTCCAACATTGGCAAGCTAAAAGACGAAGGTTATCCGCAGAAGCAAGCGGTGGCTATTGCATTGAACAATGCAGGTAAAAAGAAATATGCATCTGGCGGCATGGTAAACAGCCGTTTCAGCAGGATTGCACGTCCTCAAAGGTTTTCTGGAGAGTTTTGATGTGCGTACTTGTGTTCGTTGCATACGGACACATGTGGGTAAACGGATACGGTAGTTGGTTTTATAAAGCCTGTCAGTACGACTGCGGCTCGAACCGTTACGGATATTATGATAGAGTGTATCGCGTAGACCCAGATTATCAGTGTCCTGTGAGGTTTCGTAAAGATGATTGATCCTGTTACAGCGGTTGGGTTGGCGACTTCCGCATTCAACGCCATCAAGCAAGGTATTTCTGTTGGACGTGATCTGCAAGATATGTCTGGTCAGCTTTCTCAGTGGGGCAAGGCGTTCAGCGATTTTTCCTACGCCGAGGACAAAGCTCAAAACCCTCCGTGGTATAAGTTTAAGGGTAGTGACGAAGAGACGGCGTTACAAATCTTTGCCCAGAAAAAGAAAATGGAGCAGATGCGTAACGACATTAAGTCGTTTATTAGCTGGAATTATGGGCCTTCTGCGTGGGAAGAGGTTCTCTCTATCGAGGCCAAAATGCGAAAACAGCGTAAAGAAGAGTTGTATCGCAAGGAGGAGTTGAAAAGAAAGATCGTAGAATGGATTGCTGGTTTATTAGCCGCTGCAATTGGTATCGCGGTAATGGGTTTCATACTCTGGTTGATTGGGAAAGGCCAAGGCCGATGGTAAATGCGACTTGTGCAAGCAGGTAGGATGCGTTGGATTGTATATGATGCTCGAGGAAAGATTGTGATTATAACACATCATCGCAAAATAGCCGAGTGGGTTATTCAAAGGGGCGGATATGTCTGACGGGCTGACGGGTGTAAGCAATATGCCATTCAATGTGGGCAGTGACATACACGCCCAAACGAGGGCGCGTGAGCGCATAGAAACGCATTTGGTGGAGCAGAGGGTAGAAAAAGAACATAGGGCCAACCACAGCCACTTAGAGGCGCTCCAGAAGCAAAGATTGGACTTACAGGAAAGTTATGATAAGTTTGGGCGCAAGACTGTGGCGGATAGGCCGCAGGGAACGAAGTTAAACATAGAGGTGTAACATGTCAAATACCTTTGAAAAAATACTGCAATATAAACTTATGCCCCGTTTCATGATGATTGTTATGACGATCATGTACATAAAAGTTATAAACTGGGGGATGAGCTTGGATGACTTGTCTACGCAGCAATCTGCGATGATATCAGTGGTTAGCGGGGCGATGACAGGAACCATAGCCGTTTGGCTGGGGTCTGAGAAATGAGTATCTTTACTGCTGCATTAGGTCCATTAGCCAATCTTGCAGGATCATGGTTGCAAGGTAAGGCAGACAAAAATGCCGCCGCTGCGGAGCTAAAGCTAACGGAGGCGAAAGCGAAGGCCCAGATATTATTGTCTGAAAAGACAAGCGTAGCCGACTGGGAGCGCATTATGGCAGAGGGTTCTAAATCAAGCTGGAAAGACGAATGGTTCGTAATTGTCCTGTCTATTCCCCTTGTTTTGGCATTTATTCCAGGTGCAGAAGGTTGGGTTGATCGTGGTTTTGCCCAACTCTCCAAAGCGCCAGACTGGTATTTTTATAGTTTAGGTATCGCTATTTCAGCGAGTTTCGGTGTGAGAGGGGCAACTGCCCTGTTTAAGAGGAAGTAATGGAAAACTTAAAACTACCTATTGTACTTGTTATGGCTATGGCGGCACAGCTTGCAGGAGGTGTTTGGTGGGTTTCACAACAGGCGGCAACGATTTCAAGTCTTGAAGAAACAGTAAGCCAGCTTGGCTCTAAAATGGCTATTGAAGACAACATAAACTTAAAACGTGATGTACAGTCCAACGCCAAAGAGATTGACGATGTTTGGGATGACATGGAAGATGTTTGGGATGAACTGTCAAACTTAGCTAACTCTATCGGTCAGGTTACTAAATTGCAGCAGCGTGTAGCTGTAATTGAAAGTGAGCTTAAATATATTTCCCGCGATCATAATGGGGTCATGGATATGAGAGGCAACGGAAGATGAGCAACGCAATGAAAGCCTTACAGCAACGGTGCGGGGTATCCGCAGACGGAGCATTTGGTCCCAACACTGCTAGAGCAATCGTTGAGCATTACGAGTTATCACCAGAACGTGGGGCGCATTTGCTGGGTCAATCGGCGCATGAGAGTGGTTACTTCAAGCACACAGAGGAAAATCTTAACTATTCAGAGGGCGCGTTGAACCGTGTGTTCCGCCGTTATTTTGGTGAAGGCAAAGAGGATGCTTCTAAGTATGCTCGAAATCCGCAGAAGATTGCTAATTATGTATACATGGATGAGCATCGATCAAAAAAGGGTGCGCTCGGAAATGTTGAGGAAAATGACGGCTGGGCTTTTCGAGGCCGAGGATTTTTACAATGCACGGGCCGTACAAACTACCGAAAGTTTGCATCGGAAATGCGTTTGCCTGATGTTATGAAAGACCCTGATCTTGTAGCTACAGAGTATGCTTTTGAAAGCGCATACTGGTTTTTCAAACGTAATGGGTTGTTTACGATTGCGGACAAAGGTGTCAATGACGAGGTGATCACAGAGGTTACGCGACGTGTAAACGGTGGTACTCATGGTCTTGATGATCGATTAGAAAAAACCAAAAAGATATATGAATGGGTTAGGAGAACATAATGCCTACAATTATGATTAGTATATTACCTGACGGCATTCCTGTGGATAAGATGGAAGAAGATGACAACGGGAATAGTTGTCCTTTACCCACCCAGGATTACGAACTCAATGATATGAATCGACAGGTGGCGATAGATGAATATGGCTATCGTGAGCCAAACACTTCGGTGGCTTTTCGCAACGATGAAAGTTGTGGAACGTGTGGAATGTATAACCAGACAGAGGATATGCAGGAGTGCATTGGAGACGAGTCTGGAGAAACAGGCTATTGCCAACTTCTCAAATTTGTGTGTAATAGTGAAAACACATGTGATGAGTGGGCAGAAGGTGGTCCAATCACATCCGACTTACAAGAGGAATATAAGGACAACCTATAATGGATGTTGTCGATTTGGCAAAACACCTGTATAAGAAAATTGAAGAGCGGCAAAAAGATATCGGAGCGGCTCTTTCTCACGGTTCTGTAAAAGACTGGGAGCAGTATAAAATGTCTGTAGGGGAGATACGGGGCCTCGCTTACGCTAGAGAAGAAATCAAGACCCTGCTGGAGAGAAACGTAGACGATGTCGAAGACTTTATATCTTCCTGACCATGTCGCGCAGAAAATGAACAAAGAGAAAGACGCTGCTAAAGCTGAAGTCTCTGGTGTTGCAGTTGACAGCGCATATGTAAATGCACAGGACCGCGTACTAGATCCATCCCTTTTAGAAAAACCGTTACTCGAACGATTGCCGCAACCAACTGGTTGGCGGCTTTTAGTTATGCCGTATCAAGGTAAGGCTAAAACTTCGAGTGGCTTATACATCCCTGACGAAGTTCGAGAACGAGAATCGATTGCTACTGTAGTCGCGTACGTTTTGAAGTTAGGGCCGTTGGCATACAAGGATCCGAACAAGTTTGGACCCGACGAAGCACCTTGGTGTGAAGAGGGCCAATGGGTTTGTATAGGCAGGTACTCAGGTTCTCGTTTTAAAATCGACGGCGGTGAAGTCCGCATCATCAACGATGATGAGGTTATTGCTACGATTTTGGAGCCAGACGATGTGAAACAAGTATAGGGCAGGATTATGGCTGAAGAAAAGCAAGAGATTGAAGAACAAGAAGTTGTTCTAGAAGAGCAGCAAGAAGAACCTAAGTCGGAAGAAAAGGCGCAAGTAGCCTCGGCGGAAGGCGAAGGTGAACTTGAAGAGTACGGTGAGAAGGTACAAAAGCGTATTAAAAAACTCACTGAGCGTTATCGCAATGAACAACGAGACCGCGAAGAAGCGGTACGGGTGGCGCAGAAGCTATTGGATGAAAACAATAAGCTGAAGGGTCGAGTTCAACAGTTAGATAGTGGATATCTAAATGAGTATGGTAACCGACTAACCACGCAAGAAGAAGCGGCAAAACGTGCGTATAAACAGGCATATGAGTCTGGAGATTCTGACGCAATGCTCGCCGCGCAAGAGCAGATTGCTCAGATTGCGATTGACAAACAACGGTATGGCGCGGCAAAAACTCGTGTTGAACAACAGCAAAAAATGCAGGTTCAACAGCAACCGCAGCCACAACAACAAGCCCCTGTGCAACAGGCTCAAGCCCCTGCAAAGGTTGATCCAAAAGCAAAAACATGGGCAGAAAAGAATGAGTGGTTTGGGAATGATGAGATCATGACCACTGCCGCATTCACAATACATCGTAGACTTGTCGAGGAAGAGGGGTTTGACCCGAACACCGATGAGTATTATACTGAAATAGATGGTCGTATTCGTTCGGAGTTTCCGCACAAGTTTAATACGGCTAAGAAATCGGGTGGAAATCAGGTCGCTTCTGCTGGTAATTCCGCATCCCGCACTAACAAACAGGGGCGCAGGTCGGTCAAGTTATCGCACTCTCAAGTCGCGATTGCGAAAAAACTGGGCGTACCTCTCGAAGAATACGCCAAGTATGTAAAGGAGTAATATCATGGCTGACACAAGAGCACCGCGCAAAAGCGCAACACGCGAAACTGAAACGCGCAGAAAACCATGGGCACCGCCCAGTCACTTAGCCGCACCTCCTGCACCTGAAGGGTTTGTGCATCGTTGGATTCGAGTCGCAATGCGCGGCGAAGAAGACAAGATGAACGTGAACTCCAAGTTGCGTGAAGGTTGGGAACCCGTCCGTAAAGACGAGTACCCAGACTACGAGGCTCCAACTATCGACGATGGTCGGTACGAGGGCGTCATCGGTCAAGGTGGTCTGATGTTGTGTCGCATTCCTGCCGAAACAGCCCAAGAAAGAAACGAGTATTACGGGGGCCGAACCCGCGAACAGATGGTAGCTGTAGATCAGGACCTTATGAAGGAACAACATCCTTCAATGCCGATTAATCAAACTCGGCAAAGTCGTGTAACCTTCGGTGGATCAAGACGAGACACCGAATAATTTAGAGGATTGCTACTATGGCAAACACTAACGGTGCATTCGGGCTTCGCCCGATTGGCGTAGTCGGTCAGGCTACGAACACCACTGGTGCGACCGAGTATCGTATCGCCTCTGGAAACACTAACGCGATCTATCAAGGTTCTCCTGTTATCCCGCTTTCAACTGGCTTTATTGACATTGTTGGCGCGGCTGCTGGAGGCACTGTGGGTCTTTTAGGTGTGTTCTGGGGATGCGAATACGTTTCGTCCACTACTGGTGAAACTATTTTTTCCAATAACTGGCCTGGTTCTGGCGCGGATTCTAATCATCCTGTCAAAGCCTTCGTGTATGACAACCCAATGCAAACATTTGTTATATGTTCAGACGCTTCACTTACTAGCGAAGCAACTGCGCGTGGGCATGTGTTCGCAAACGCAAACTTTGCAACGGCTGCTTCTGGTTCTTCTACCACAGGTATCTCATCTGCTAAGTTGGGTGTTAGCACAATCGCCACCACCGCTGCGCTGCAACTGCGTATCATCGGAATCCAAGATGATCCAGAAAACAGCGACTTCACAGCGGCTGGTATCCCTGTAATCGTTCGATTGAATAACAGCTTCAACTCCGCCAATGGTGCGATTGTTGCTGGTACTCCATCGACTACTGGCGTATAAGGAGACTAACTTATGGCTATCTCTCGCGCACAACTAGCGAAAGAGTTGGAACCTGGTCTCAACGCCTTGTTCGGTATGGAGTACAGTAGGTACGAAGACCAACATGCAGAGATTTACACAACAGAATCTTCTGATCGAGCATTCGAAGAGGAAGTAATGTTGAGTGGTTTCGGCGCAGCACCAACCAAGTCGGAAGGTTCTGCAATCAACTACGACGACGCAAACGAAGCGTATACTGCTCGTTATAACCACGAGACTATCGCGTTGGCATTCTCGATCACAGAAGAGGCTATCGAAGATAACCTTTATGATCGACTAGGCTCACGTTATACTCGTGCGTTGGCTCGGTCAATGGCTCACACAAAACAAGTTAAGGCCGCTGCGGTTCTTAACAACGCATTTACTGCTGGCGCATCTGCTGGTGGTGACGGCAAAGCGTTGTGTGCAACTGACCACCCACTTACATCAGGTGGTACATTTGCCAACGAACCAACAACTGCGGCTGACTTGAACGAGACTTCTTTGGAAGACGCGTTGATCAGCATTGCAGGGTTTGTTGACGAGCGTGGTCTTAAAGTCGCGTTGCGCGGCACCAAGTTGGTCATCCCACGTCAACTGCAATTCGTTGCAGAGCGTTTGATGGTATCAAACTTGCGTGTTGGCACAGCCGACAATGACACTAACGCTATCCGTTCAATGGGTATGTTGCCAAACGGTTACGCCGTTAACGACTTCCTAACGGACCCAGATGCGTTCTTCGTCATGACAGACGCGCCTCGTGGATTTATCCACTTCGAGCGTACGCCAATGACTACTGGCATGGAAGCAGACTTCGATACAGGTAACATGCGCTTCAAAGCGCGTGAGCGTTACTCGTTCGGTTTCTCAGACCCACGCGCAGTATTTGGTTCGCCAGGTGCATAAATCTGTGCTATAGTGTAGGGGGTAATTTCATTTACCTCCTCCCTGATAGACTGGGGCTACTTCGGTAGCCCCTTTCTTTTTATCTGAAACTTCTGTATGGTTAATTTATCCCTGACAGTTGCATTGGGCGACTGACACTAGCCAAGACAGGAGATCAACATGGCTAATTCAACTTTTTCAGGTCCTATTCGGGCAGGAAACATTAAAAACACAACAGGAACTACTGTTGGTTCGGACATTGCCAACGTAGGTTATGTTGTAATGATGCAGACGCACACCATGGATCTTTCTGGTGGCGCGATTGCAGCGGGTTCGACTGACATGGTCATCCCAGCAAACTCAAAAATTATTGATTGTATTGTTGATCTATCAACAGCGGCGAATGCTACAACCAACATTAGCGTTGGTGACACCGTTGGTGGTGCAACTACAATCCTTAACACTTTGGCAACGGGCACAACTGCGGGTCTCAAGACTGTCACTACACAAGGTGGTGGGACAGGCGAGTGGGCTAACACAGGAACCTCGGATTTAAAGCTGACGGTTACAAACAGTGCAGCAACTACTGCGGGAGTTGCCGTAATTACAATCTTGTATGCACAGGCATATAACACTGTAATTCGTCCGTAAGGAGATAACTCATGGCTGGTCCAGTAACAGCGTATAATTGGGTTCAAGGGACATCGGCGGCTGTCGTTGGCCCATCTCGGTCACGTTTACGGCAGGTTGTAATTTACGCGGCGGCTGCGGGTGCTTTTACGTTGAAAAACGGAAGTGCAAGCGGGGACACTTTGCTAACGCAAAAGTTTCCTACAGGTCATCATGTAATGAACATTCCTGATGATGGCATCATTGCAAGTAGCGGTGTTTATGTCTCAGCGTTTACAGGATCGGCGAACGAACTCACCATTATCTTGTCGTAGGTGGCGAGATGGTTGGCAGTGAAGTAACATCGTTTTACTCACAAACTTCGGCAGCGTTGGTAACTCGACGCTGTCGCCTACAAGGTGTGCTTTTGACATATGAGTCTGGAGCCACTGGTCATGTTATACTTTACGACAACGCATCAGAAGCGTCAGGAAAAGTATTACTTAGAGTCGATGAAACTTCTCAAGGCATGGACGAAATATTTCTCCCTGGGGATGGTATACTAGCTAAAAAAGGTGTGTACGCTTCGATTCCTGCCAATACCACCATATCAGTGATTGTGGAGTAGTTATGGCTAAGATCGACAAAGATAAGATGAAATGCAACAAGCCAAAACGCCAAGTTTCTGGTGGCAAAAAGTTTGTCGTTAAAGCCTGTGACAAGGGAAAAGAAAAGATTGTCCGTTTTGGGGACGCCAATATGAAAATTCGAAAATCTAACCCCAAGGCTAGAAAATCATTTCGTGCAAGACACGGATGTGACAAAGGCACTCTTGATAAACTAAAGGCCAAGTATTGGTCATGCAAGCAGTGGTAAGTAGAATGGATAAGAACGTACAGCTTCTGTTTTGGGGCACAGGTTTAACATTAGGATCTGCGGGTCTTGTGTGGATGATTTCTACGTTACTTACGGTAGACAAACGCACAGAAGTCATGGACGTTAAAATAGATCATTTAGTTCAATCAATAGAGAGTTTGACAGAAAGGCAAGCAAGTTATGATCAGTCGTGGACAGATGCCCTTTCAAATCTCCAAACCTCCAGAGGAAATGACTAATGGCAAAAAAAGCAAAAACAAAAAAGGACGCGTGTTATCACAAGGTCAAAAGTCGGTACAAGGTTTGGCCCTCGGCGTACGCAAGCGGGGCGCTGTCCAAATGCCGAAAGGTCGGGGCCGCAAATTGGGGAAACTCTTCTAAGAAAAAACAAAAGAAGGCTGATGGTGGGCTAGTAGCTTCGGTTGATAACCCCAAACGGACCACGCGCAATCGGTATAGAGATGGCGGAATGGTAGCTTCTGGCTGTGGTCAAGTCATGGAGGCTCGTCGTAAGGGGACGAAGTACGCATAATGGCGAAAAAGAAAAACTCTCTCCGCGAATGGTTTTCTCAGAATGATGGGAAGGGTTGGGTAGACTGTAAGACAGGTAAGCCGTGTGGTCGTCAAAAAGGGGAAAAGCGGAAGGGATATCCCGCTTGTCGTCCTACGATGGCTCAATGTACATCGGCAGCTAAAAAGAAAAAGTCGTCAAAACGGATTAGCTGGAAACAGAAAAAAGCCAATGGTGGGTTAGTGAGGGTGTTTTGATACAACAGTGGGCAGAAGAGTTATCGAAACCTACCGTTCATAACAACGGGGTAGCTGCCTGTCCCTTTGCTTTACCTGCTTATCAAAACCGTGAAGTAAAAATGCTCGTAACGGATGACCTATGGGCCGATGTCCTGAATGAGTCATCGAAGTTTTTTCGCACGGGTTACAAAGTCACTATGATTTTTGACTATGACTACGATAACGACTACGATCAACTAGAAGAAGAGTGTATGGCCCTGAACAAGTTTTTTACTTTTGCGGGTATTGATATATGGCTGTTGGCTTATTTGCGCGAACACGCCGTAGTTTTTATACAGCGTTGGAGCGAATTAGAAAACGCTGCTGCAAAGTTGGAAAAACTAGGGTATTATACAAACTATGATAAAGAGGATTACGAAAGACACATCTTAGCTCGGAGAGAAAGGAGACTCTGATATGCCTGGAATGATGCGTGGTGGAAAAAAGAAAATGATGCGCGGTGGCGCGGTCAGCAAGCCAAAGAAGAAAATGATGCGTGGCGGTAAAGTCAAGATGATGCGCGGCGGTAAGGTAAAGGGTAAAAAATGAGTTTTCCAGATTTAACAGGTGACGGCGAAGTCACAAAGAAAGATATATTAAAGGGCCGAGGCGTCGAAGGGTTTAAAAAAGGCGGCAAGGTTAAAGGTATGATGCGCGGCGGCATGGCTCGTAAGGGTTTTAAGGCTGGTGGTAAAGTAGACGGCTGTAATCCTGCGGTGCAAATGTCTGGCATAAAACAAGGAACTACTTACTGATGGCTACTTCAGGTTCACGCGACTTTAACATGGACGTTGGCGAAATTATCGAGGAAGCGTACGAACGCTGTGGCCTCGAGGTTCGCACGGGCTATGATGCCAGAACGGCGCGGAGGTCGTTGAACCTGATGTTTGCCGACTGGGCGAATAGAGGGTTAAACCTGTGGACTGTTAAACAGGCCACAATTACTTTGACCCAAGGGCAAGCCCAAGAAACTCTTACCAGCGATGTTGTTGATATATTGGATGTTGTGGTTCGTAGGAATAATACGGACTACTCGATAGATCGGATCAGTCGTGGGGATTATTCGGGGCTACCCAACAAAACAACGCAGGGGCGACCAAGCCAGTTTTATTTTGATAGGCAGATCGACCCCGTAATTAACCTCTGGGCAGTTCCTGAAAACTCAACAGATCAACTCATTTATTATTACGTTCGGCGGATCGACGATGCTGATACCCTTGTTAATACTACTGACATGCCTTTTCGTTTTTATCCTTGTATGGTGGCGGGGTTAGCATATTACATGGGCATGAAACGAGCACCCGAACGCTTGCAGATTTTAAAGTCGGTGTACGAGGAAGAGTTCCAACGTGCAGCGGACGAGGATGAAGGTCGCACACCATTGAAGTTGCAGCCTAGCATTCGTTACTTGAGGGCATAATGACATACGCTAGTGGTAAACATGCTTGGGGTATATCGGATCGGTCAGGTCGCCGTTACCGTCTTCGTGAGATGAAGAAGGAATGGACGGGTGCCTTGGTGGGTCCTGATGAGTATGAACCCAAGCATCCACAGCTAGAACCTATTCGTGTAGGTCCTGATCCACAAGCCTTGTACAATCCGAGACCAGAAACGGGGTTGCCTAATCAACGAGCGACACAGTGGGGCTGGAACCCTGTGGGGTACAATTACCAAGACGGGCTATCGCCGCCAAATAAATTGGTTGCGGTTGGTTCAGTCGGAACAGTGACGGTGACGACATGAGCATGACATACGATGAACTGAAAACAGCCATTCAGGATTATACGGAAAACGATGAGACAAGTTTCGTAAACAACTTGCCTTTGTTTATCAGGTTGGCGGAAGAGCGTATTTTAAAAAGTGTACAGCTTAACTTGTTCCAAAAAAACCAGTCGGGTATTATGACGACTGGCAATAAGTATCTTGCAGCGCCTTCCGATTTCCTTGCTCCATTTTCGTTAAGTATAGCTGTAAGCGGCTCACAAGAGTTTCTGTTGTTTAAAGATTTAGACTTCGTGCAGACGTATACACCTGATGCGACAACCACAGGACAGCCAAAATACTACGCGCAGTTTGATGTGGATAATTTTATTTTAGGTCCTACACCTGACGCTAACTACACTGTGGATATACATTACTTGTACCGACCTGCGTCTTTGACTGTGGGAGCAGGATCGGGAACTACTTGGCTGTCTGATAATGCAGAGATTACGCTATTGTATGCTTCTTTGGTCGAGGCGTATACTTATATGAAAGGTGATCCGAACCTGATGCAGATGTACAACCAGCGTTTTGCAGAGGGTATTTCACGATTGAAAAACCTTGGTGAGTCTCAAGAGGTTATTGATGAGTATCGTTACGGTCAGATTAGGAAACCACGCACATGATTCCAGAGTTAAATATAGATTTACCTAAAGATTTTAAGGTAGAGGTACACACCACTCAGAACCGTGGCTTTACGCCAGAAGAAATAGCAGAACGGTGTGCAGAAAAAATCATTTCGGTTTCAGATGAAGCACATCCTGCAATACAAGCGCAAGCTCGTGCTTTTCAGAAACGTATTGTGCAGTTGGTAGGGTTCTATTTACGCGAAGCTGTTAAAAGTGATCGAACTACTGTATATAATGCAATCAAAGATGCGGGGCACCCTGACCTCGCTGAACTTATAAGGAGAATGTGACATGGCCTTTTCAGGAAACTTCATGTGCACCAGCTTTAAGAAAGAGCTTCTTGAGGCTGTTCACAACTTTAAAAACTCAGGTGGTAGCACCTTTAACCTCGCGCTTTATACAAATAGCGCGTCCTTCGATGCCTCAACAACCGCGTATACGGCGACAAACGAGGTGTCTGGAACTGGGTACACTGCAAAGGGTGGTGAGCTTACTCGGGTTGATCCAAGCACAAGTGGTACAACAGCGTTAACTGATTTTGCTGATTTAACATTTAGCACGGCGACAATCACCGCCCGTGGCGCGTTGATCTTTAACGAGAGCGCATCGGGCGATCCTTCGGTTGTGGTGCTAGACTTTGGCGGCGACAAAACATCAACAGCAGGTGATTTCACCATTGTATTTCCCACAGCGGACGCCAGCAATGCTATCATCCGTATAGCTTAAAGGAGTTTGTAGGTGGCCTCGTCAACTCTATACCAAGGGTGGGGTCGATCCACATGGAGTAATGGGTCGTGGGGTAGTCCCATTCTCGAAGTCTCTGTGGACGGGGTTGGGGCCACGGGATCCGTTGGCTCTGTTTCAGTTGTAGCGAATGCAAATATAGCTCCAACGGGAGTTGCGGGTACAGGATCTGTTGGTAGTGTCACAATCGATGCCGCAGCAAATGTACCAGTTACTGGTCTTGAGGCTACAGGATCTGTTGGTTCTGTTTCAGTTGTTGCCGAGGCTAATGTGTCTCCGACTGGTCTTGAGGCTACAGGTCAGGTTGGCACTGCAACCGTTACCGCAGACGCAATAACCCCTGTTACTGGTCTTGAGGCTACGGCATCTGTTGGTAGTGTTACAGTTAATGCCGCCGCCGATGTCTCTGTCACGGGTCTTGAGGCCACTGGTAACTTAGGTTCTGTTACAGTCACAGGCACAGCAAACGTACCAGCGACTGGGGTTGAAGCTACAGGCACAGTTGGCAGTGTTTCAATCGAACTTGGAATGACCGTTTATGTAACGGGAGTTTCCGCCACAGGGTCCGTTGGCTCTGTCTCAGTTATTGCAAAAGCAAACGTATCTCCTACAGGAGTTGCAGCTACAGGTCAGGTCGGTCAGCCGTTAGTATGGGGCCGTATTGTTCCAGATCAAAATCCGAGTTATACTTCAATTAACCCGAACCAATCTCCAGGTTGGACGGAAATAGCAGCATAGGATAGAAAATGCCTAGTACATATACATTGAACAACGGTATTGAACTCATAGCCACTGGTGAACAGTCGGGTACATGGGGCGATACAACAAACACAAACTTTGAACTTTTAGACACTTCGTTAGACGGACAGGTTACCGTTACTCTAGCGTCCACGGGGTCATCAGGTTCTCCAAACACACTTCCTGTTTCGGACGGTGCGGCGTCGAATGGTCGTAATCGTTTAGTTATTTTTGATGACAGCAGCGACCTTGGAGGCACTGCATTTGTGCAGTTGACCCCGAGCGATGCCGAAAAGATCATTTACGTTCGCAACAGTTTATCTGGTTCGCGCAGTATTCTGTTGTTTCAAGGAACATATAGCGCGAGTAACGACTATGAAGTTCCTGCGGGGACGACGGCGGTTGTGTTCTTTAACGGTGCAGGTTCTGGCGCGGTAGCGGCGAATGTATTTAACAATGCGCACTTTGATGCGTTAAACGTCGATGGGGATGCTGTTTTTAAAGGCGCAAATTATGACATGACTTGGGACAAGTCAGCAGACACCCTTCAATTTAGAGACAACGGCCTTACAATTAATTCGTCTGTGGATGGTCAGTTAGACATTGATGCAGATACTGAAGTTCAAATTACAGCGCCAACTGTTGATATTGATGCGTCAACAGCAATGACAGTTGATACAACAACACTTACCGTAACTGGCAATACTGTTTTAGATGGCGACCTAACCGTAGACACCGACACCCTGTACGTCGATAGCTCGAATAATCGGGTGGGAATTGGAGCCTCATCGCCAGAGCAACTTTTAGAAGTTCGCGGAAACGATGAAGTTGCGAGATTTAGGGGTTCAGATAATGAATTTTTGGACATTCAAGCAAACGATGGTGGTCGTGTTGATTTAGATGCAAACAATGCAACTGGATTTTCTTTTTCTATAAACACAAATCCAGCGGTAGTTATCGACGGTTCAAAGCGATTTTTGATTGGAACAACCACCTCAAGAGTTGTTGGGGGGAGTGCGGAAGCAGTCACGCAAATTTATAGTACCTCTAATGGTGCGTTGCTCTCCTTGTTTAGAGATCAAGCCTCTAACAATGGTGGTGCTATTATCCGTGCGGGTAAAGCCAGAAATGGAGCGATTGTTCAAGATAATGACACAATTTTTAGTCTTGAAGCGGTTGCTCATGATGGAACAGATATGGGGTCTTTCGCAGGGACAATCGCGTTTTTAGTGGATGGTACGCCCGGAGCTAATGATACGCCGAGCAGAATAGCCTTTTACACCACCGCAGATGGTTCGTCTTCTGGAACCGAGCGTATGCGGATTACCCAAGAGGGTGTCGTTGTTATTGGGTCAAATACTTCAAGTCATGGCGCAAATGCAAGGCTTCAAGTCCGAGACACCGAAGATACGGCGATCAGCGCAAATGACGTTTGGAATGCAGGGACAACCTCTGTTTTAGACATTCGGAACGCAAGCAATACGCAGTTCAGCTATTCAGGTATCAACCTGTTTGGTGGGTCTTCCAGCAACTCGTTTGCTGGCATATATATGGTGCAAACCACTGCCAACAGTGAAGGTGCTTTGACTTTTTGGACTGGCGGTCTTGGCGCTGGGTCACCATATGCTTACGAAGCCATGCGCATTGACTCATCGCGGCGGCTTTTGATTGGGGCTACATCAAATAGTGCCGTTGGTGGGCACCAAGCGGCGTTGCAAGTTGTGGGTTCTAATAGCTTCAATGAAGCTACTATAACCATTCAGGGTAATCAAAATAACTCTAATGGCGCATACTTAGGGTTTTCTTCGAGTAGAGGTACAACAGCGGGTTCCACTACAATCGTTCAAGACGATGACACTTTGGGGCAAGTTTATTTTGTTGGTGCTGATGGAACAGATTTAGGCACCGTTGCGGCTGCGATGACAGCACAAGTAGACGGAACTCCTGGTTCTAACGACATGCCAGGAAGACTTATTTTTTCTACAACCGCAGATGGTTCAGCATCACTTACCGAGCGTATGCGGATTTCAAGTGACGGCGTTATAAAAATGACAACTGACGAGTTATTGCTTTACCAATCAGGCGATAGTCTTGTCGATTTAATTATGGACAGCAACCGCCCCAGCTCAAATCAAACGATAGGCCGTACACGGTTTTATTGGAATGGTGATGAGGTCGCACGGGTTGAGGGTTTAACAGGCGCAGACACCACAAATAAAGACGATGGTCGCCTCAGATTCCTAACACAGAAAAGCGGAAACACAACGCTAACCGAAGCGATGCGGATAGACGAAAACCAAGTCGTTCTAGTTAACACAACAACTGCATACGATGACATTCAAAGTCTTTTAGAAGGTTCAAATACCCCTGTCATGTTGCAAGTTGGAACTTCGGGTTCGGGAGAAAGCGCAGCGGCATTCATTAACAACCACAATTCGGCTGGTGGTTATGGCGGCAACTTAACGCTTGGTCGTGTAAAAAGCACACGCACTGTTTTGTCTAGTGATATGCAGCTAGGTGCAATTCACTTTAATGGTGATGACGGTTATAGCATCGTTCAAAGTGCCGCAATTCAAGGATACGTTGATGGTTCGCCTAGTGGTGGTGATATGCCTGGACGCCTTTCCTTCCGTACCGCTCTTGACGGAACAGACACTCTTACTGAACATATGCGGATTAGTAATTCAGGACAAATTTATCAATATGCAGGAATCGTAAGAGCGCAAAATTATGCTTATGTGAGCATGTCGAGTGGTACAGCCTCTGCAACTCTAGTTTCTAACATGAGTAGCATCATAACAGGTAGTTTTGGGATGTGTAAGATTCTTATGCATGGTAATGAAAATGCAGCAACAAACTCATCAGCACGACAATATATAGTTTTGAAAAGAACAGGTGGTTTTGAAATAACAGAAATAGGCACTGGAATTACATATGGAAACAATAACGGAAACTGTACGCTATCAATCAGTGGAATTGCTTTAATTGCTACAAGGGCAGGAACAGGTGGAACGGGTAACTGCATGGTGTCTTTTGAAGTTCTTTATCGTTAACCCTCAACAGCACAGGAGAAATAAACAATGGCTGTTACACACACATGGTCAGTAAGTGACCAACTACAAACCAGAACACAGGACGGACTTTCCGAAGTCGTATTCTCTGTTGTCTGGCGGCTTAACTCAGAAGAAACTATAGGATCAGGCGATGATGCTGTAATCTACCGCATCTCCTCTGCAAACCAAATCAGTTTGAATACTGACAACCTAGACCCTGCGACGTTCACTGCGTTTGCTGACCTGACAGAAGATCAGGTTGTTGGCTGGGCTAAGTCAACCATTGACGCTAACGCCGCTGAAGGCGAAGGTGTGACATGCGCCGAGTGGGAAGCAGGGCATGATCGCAATATTGCGAAACAAATCAACCCACCCACCGCCGTAGAAACCGCCCCTTGGGCAACCCCAAACCCTTAATTTAGGAGACTGACAAATGGCTGAGAAAAAAACAACGCCTATCGTCATCGACGACAAAGAATACACTTTTGAAGACATGACCCCTGAACAGCAGGAAATGGTAAACCACGTTGCAGACTTGGATCGCAAACTATCCTCGGCACGGTTTAACACAACCCAGCTAGAAGGTGGTCGTAAATTCTTTGTGGACATGCTAAAGTCTTCATTAGAAGGTACTCCTGAGAATGCACAGGAAGTTGCCGCCGAATAAATGCTGGGAGTAACGAATGCCACTAACCAAACTCCAGTTCCGACCAGGAATAAATAGAGAAACCACGTCCTATTCTAACGAGGGCGGTTGGTTCGATATGGACAAGGTTAGATTTCGGTTTGGTTACCCAGAAAAAATAGGTGGGTGGGAGAAGTCTTCTTCCACCTACTTTTTAGGTACATGTCGTGCATTGCACCCATGGGTTGCCTTGAATGGCGAACGCTATCTTGGCGTGGGTACACACCTAAAGTATTATATAAATGAGGGCGGCGGATATAACGACATCACTCCTATTCGTGTCACAACATCCGCAGGGGATGTAACATTTTCTGCTTCAGCAAACACGCTTGGTGCAAACGTCGCAATAGGTGATACAAATATTACGCTCACGTCTTCGTCGGGATTTCCTGAATCTGGTCGTATTAAAATAAACAGCGAGATAATTACCTACGCCGCTGTATCTGGCAATATATTGCAGGGTTGTTTGCGCGGTCAATCGAGTACAACTGAGGCGGCTCACACATCGGGTGACGCGGTGCTTTGTGCCACGCTTATCGTTACTGACGCCGACCACGGTGCTTTAGAGAATGACTTTGTCACTTATTCAGGTGCGACAACTCTAGGGGGCAACATCACTGCGGCTATCCTAAATCAAGAATATCAGGTTGTTAGCAAGGTCAACGCCAACAGCTATCTTATAGAGGCCAGAGAAGAAGCCTCTCTCCCCAGTATTACCACCACTACAGGTTACACTCCCACTTACGTCTTTGCGTCTACAAGCGACAGCGGAAACGGCGGCTCAAGCGTCGTTGGTGCATATCAGATTAACACGGGTCTCGACACGACTATCGTAGGCACAGGCTGGGGCGCAGGAACGTGGAGCCGTGGAACTTGGGGCAGCGCAGCTTCTTTGGCAGCATCAGGACAAACGCTTCGCATCTGGTCGCATGACAACTTTGGTGAGGATCTTTTGATCAACGTACGGGATGCGGGTATATACTACTGGGATAAAACCAACGGCATGACAAATCGAGCCGTGGCAATCAGCGATTTAGTAGGGGCAAACACGGCTCCGACTATTGCTAAAAAGGTTCTTGTTTCTGACAGAGACAGACACGTCATAGCCTTTGGCTGTGATCCACAGGACAACATCGGTACGCAGGATCCGTTGCTCATACGGTTCTCGGACCAAGAGTCCATTACCGATTGGGCGGCTACAGCAACCAATACAGCAGGGGACTTGCGCCTCGGTTCTGGGTCCGAAATCATTACCGCCGTCGAAACGCGGCAGCAGGTGCTTGTGTTTACTGATGTATCGCTTCACGCAATGCAGTTCCTTGGACCGCCGTTTACCTTTGGTATCAACACTGTGTCGGAAAACATTACAATTGCTAGTCCACTGTCTGCCATCGCCATTGAGGATCAGGTGTACTGGATGGGTGCGGAAGAGTTTTATGTTTACTCAGGTAACGTGCAACGATTGCCATGTTCTGTTCGGGACTATGTGTTTAGTGACATCAATAGCGATCAGCTAGAGAAAGTAACGGCGTCCACCAACACCGCATTTTCTGAGATATGGTGGTTCTATCCATCGGCTTCGAGCACCGAGTGCGATAAATACGTTGTGTATAACTACCAGCAGCAGATTTGGTACTACGGATCTATGAATAGAACATGCTGGTTGGATCGTGGCGTCGAGAGTTTTCCGATTGCAGCAAGCACAGACCACGCGTTGTACTTACACGAACGTGGGTTTGATGATGGGTCAACAACCCCTGCAAGTGCAATCACCGCGTATATTGAGAGCAGTCAAATGTCGATGGGTGAGGGAGACAACTTCGTATTCCTACGCAAGCTCATTCCTGACCTGACGTTCCGAGATAGCACGGCGGTGTCTCCGTCGGCTACAATGACGCTTCAAACGCGTAATTATCCTGGTGGCGCGTACCTCCAGACAAACAGCAAGACTGTAACCAAAACGGCATCAGTGCCTGTGGAACAGTGGACCAACGAAGTAAATGTCCGACTGCGTGGTCGTTCGTTTGCGTTTAAAATAGAAACAACAGACACAGGCGTGGGGTGGAGACTTGGTTCTCCAAGGGTAGAAGTGCAGCCTGACGGGATGCGGTAATGTCCAGAAATCTTGTCCTACCATTCTTTCCTGTTGCGCCGAAAGACTATAATCAACAATACCTCGAAGAGGTGGTTCGCTCGTTTGCGGTCTATCTTGAGCAAATGCAAAACCCAGGAGAGGGTCGCAATACTTTTTCCGTTTTTACCAACCTTCAAACCGACGACAGCGGCCTAGAGCCAGGGGCTATCTTTAACCACGATGGATATGTTAGAGTGCCAGTAGAACATTCTCCATATGTTCGTGGATCCCAAGCTACGGGCACAGTTGGAACAGTAACAGTGAGTACGCCATGACCGATACAATTATAACAATGCCCGACGGGTCGCGCTGGAAACCTTCGTCATCTTCTGATACAGTGCATTGTGTAAACTGTGATAACGCAGTTGACACGCCAGAAGAAGTCGCAAGCTACCCCGATGGGAACTGTCCAGATTGCGGACAGTCTTGGACAGGCGCAGAAAAACGCAGTACAACGATTACAGTAACTGCGCCAGAAGCTATTCGAGGTGAAGCATAATGTCATTATTAGGTGCACTAGGTGGATTAGTTGGATTTGCGATGGGTGGCCCTGCGGGGGCCGCGCTTGGTTCTGGCATTGGGTCTCTTGCATCTGGCGGTGATATAGGTGACGCCCTGAAATCAGGCATGTTAGGCTTTGTTGGTGGCGGAGCTATGGCTGGTATGGGGGCCGCAGGTGGTCAAGGTATTGGCTCGTTGCTTACTTCAATGGGTCTTGGAGGCCAAGCAGCAACAACAATGAATCCACTGGCACGAATTGGTTCGGCTATGACTGGTGGCAATGCAGCCGCAGGTGGCGCAGCAATGAACCAAATGAGCAACATGGCTCGTGCGGGTAGCGCAATGGGTGGCGCGGGTGGCGGTGGTCTAACCAACCTGTTTAATCTTGGTCCACAGGGCGGTTCGATCTTGTCCAACCCGATGATCCAAGCGATTGCACTACAGGCTTTAGAGCCAAAAGAAGTTAAGATGACCACGCCACTACAAGATCGGCAGTTAGCTACGGGGGAAAGACTACCAAGTTACCGTGGCACACAGGCTAACGACGTTCGCCGTCGTAACTTTGCTATGGGCGGTTATGTAGAAGGGCCAGGTACGGGCACGAGTGACTCGATTCCTGCACAGATTTATCAAAACGGTATGCCAGTACAGGAAGCGGCGCTTTCTGACGGTGAGTTTGTATTGCGAGAAAGAGATGTCAACGCTATAGGCGGCGGAGATCCTGGTGTTGGAGCAGCGCGGTTATACGCCATGCAACGCCAATTTGACCAAGGAGGTATGGCATGAGCGACACTGATGACACAGGTATGGGCCGCAGTGCGAACTTTATTCCCGAATACCAAGAACGATTTCTAAAAGACTTACTAGCCAACGTCTACAATGTTGAGCTTGATGACCAAGGTAACCCGCTCCTCGATGAAAGTGGGCAACCGATTGTTACGGGTATTGCCGCTGATTCTCCGTTGTATGGTACACCTGTACTGGATGCCGATGGCAACCAGATGTTCGAAACAGACCCGACCACAGGGGAGCAGCTACTAGACTTCCGTGGACAACCAATTCCTATGGTCGAAGGGGGTGTTCGTCGTCCTGACGTAGCACCAATGACCCCGAACCAGCTAGAAGCCATACGTCTGGCGGAAGAGGGCGTGGGAGCCTTTAGTCCCATGTTTGATCAGGCGCAAGCAGCGTTTGGTGGTTTTGAGTTTAACGATGACGGTTCAGTAAAAACAGACGCAGAAGGCAACCCAATCCGCTCGGGAGCCATTGGTCAGGTTGGTGAGGGTGTGGGTGCCGTAGGTGAGGGCGTTACAGAGTTACGCGGAACCACGGGCCTGTATGATACAGCCACACGTCGAGCGGCAACGGATCCAATATTCTCGGACTTCAAAGAAGATGTAATCGGGGACACCGCGACAGATGTTGGTACAGCAAGTACCTCTATAGGCAGTGCCGCAACAGGTGGGGCCGCTGGTATACGCAGTGCCGCCGCAGGTGCGGACATTCTTGGACAGGCTGGTACAGCGCAGCAAGGTATGCGTGACGCAGGTGCGGGTATCGCGGGTCAGGTCGGAGCGGCACAGACTGGTGTAGACGTAGCGGCACAACGTGCCCGTCAAGCGTCGGCGCAAGCGCAGCGTGATCTGTCGGGTGCAGGAGCCTTTGGTTTGGGAGCCGCCGCAGAAGGCATTAGCCGTCTAGACGACACCACTGGGGCGTTTGATCCACAGGGTATTGGCGCGTTTATGAACCAGTATGAGGATGCAGCCGTACAACAGGCCATCCAAGACATCGCTCGAGCAGGGCAGATGCAAAGAAACGAGCTTGGTGCACAGGCCGTAGGCGCGGGAGCCTTTGGTGGATCTCGCGAGGCGGTAGCGCAGCAGGAACTCGGACGGAATATTCTAGAGCAGCAGGGTCGCACCGCAGCAGGAATGCGTCAGGCAGGGTTTGAGAGTGCCGCGCAACGTGCACAATCAGCCTTCGAAGCACAACAGGGCCGTGGTCAAACAGCCGCGCAGCTTCGTGGTCAGCTTGGTCAGGCGGGTGCAGGTACGGCATTAAATGCAGCAGAGGCCGCAGGTAGACTGGGGCTATCCGCAGAGCAGCTTGCACAGACAGGATCTTTGCAGGGTGGTCAGCTTGGGTTGTCAGGTCAAACCAATCTAGCGAGTATCCTGCAACAAGCAGGGCAGATGGGTATATCAGCGGAAGAAGCTGCGGCACAGTTGGGTATCAGTGCGGAGCAAGCAGCCGCAGGAATGCAAATGCAAGGTGCAGGAGCACAAGCGGATCTATCCATGGGTCTAGCGGGTCTACGGGGCACAGGCTTCGAGATGTCGCAGAACCTTGGTCAGTCTGCGTTCGAGGATCAGATGCGCCGTGGTCAGAACGCTTCACAGATATTTGGTCAGCTTGGTCAGGGCCTCGGCTCACTGGCGGGTCAGCAAACAGACATCGGCGTACGTCAGGCTGCGTTGGGCGAAGCTGCACAGCAAGCCAACCAGAGCGATGTCAATTCACTATTCAACATCGGAGCCTTGGAACAGGGTCAGATGCAATCAGAGTACGACGTACAGCGTCAGGCAGATATCGAAGAAGCATACGAGCCATATCAACGGTTCAACTACATGTCCGACATTTTCCGAGGTGTACCTTCTACTCAAAGTTCACTAACCGTACAAAGTGTGCCAACACCAAGCCCCGTGTCCAATATTATAGGTATGGCGCAGGGTCTTCAGGGTTATCAAAACGCTGGTGGCGGTGGGATATTCGGATAAGGGTGTAGTCGATGGAACAAAACGTATTCAACCGCAAACTCTTCAAGCGTAAGTCCGATGCAGCGAACAAAACCGCTGCTCGGGACAAGCTGCGTTCGATGGGTGGGATCATGGCATCCTCGGAGCCGTTGCTTCAAGAGGCGATGAAAGCGGTACAGAGTGCGCCTACACCACAGATCGACATACAAGGGATCATGCAAGCACAGAAACGGATGGGTCCAATGCCCTCCGCTCCGATGCCACAGGTTGCCCCGCAGATGCCTCAAATGCAGCCTCAAATGTCGCCGCAACCCGCACCTCCGCCACAAGCACCAGCGCAACCCGCGCCTCCACAGGGTATGAATCCGATGCAAAAGCCTATGGGTTTGAACATCGGTGGTCGCCCGATGGATCGCAGACAGGAGTTAGCAAACTACTTGGGGGCAGCAACAGGGCCGATGCCGTCGGTTGATATACGCCGTCAGGCAGGATCTGTTGTACAACAGCCTGAAGTAGACATGGATGCCATCACACCTGAACGTGCTATCGAATTGACTAGCGCAGCACAGAGTGGGAAGTTTCCTGTAAACCTGCGTCCGTTTACGGCTGAAACCGCAGGTAGCGATGAGAATGCAAACTTATTGAACAATCAAGCGGAACAGCTTGCAGCGGCTATGCAAGATCAAAGTTTAAGTGATGAAGATCGTGCGCGTAATCTGTTGTCTGCATTAGGTGGAGACGCAGAAGCAAAAAGCGTTAAGAAGGCTTTAGCACAAACATCGGAACAAGTTTTTGGTAAGAAGCTAAACAGCGAAGCTAAGATCGATGCTATGAACGACGCTATCACAGGCTTTGCTATTGCAGCAGGTACAAGTCCACGAGCCTCAAAGAACATTGCCAACGGTATGTTAGTTGGTCTCAAAGCAATGAAACAGACTGAACAAGGGCGCATTAACACACAAAATGCTTTGGCTCTCGCGGCGGCAAAAGGCAGCGGAAGCGGTAAGTCAGGTGTTTCCCCTGTAGAACCATACATAGATCGAGTGTCTATGTTTGCAGAAGAAATCATGAAGTCTAATCCAGGTACTGATCCTGTTAAGGCAATGGAACAAGCCAAACAAATTATTGGTCCTTTGTACGCGGGTGGAGCGGGAGGACCTACTGCGGCACCTACTGGCCCGTCGTTAACACCAGACCAGCAAGCAATGGTAAGCCAAGCTCAAGAGGCTATTGCCAATGGTAGGGATCCTGCTGCGGTACGACAGATGCTGATTGATAGAGGAATACCCGCAGGAGCTATTGGCTAATGGCTGAAAATCCTTTTATGGCGGCACCAATGGCCCCGCAAGAAACGGAAGAATCAGAACAAACAACCCCGATTGATAATCCTTTTCTAAATGCACCGATGGCACCAGGAACCTCTGCTTCTGACAGGGGCAGAACCTTGATTGGAGACACGGGTATTGCTCCTGTTGATTATGTCACAGAAAAACTGGGTCAAGTAGGCTACGCCGTAGCAGATAACATTATCGGTTTTGATGATGGTGTGGACACTACGGGTGAAAGACTAGGTTCAGCCGTTGGGAATGTAGCAGAGGGCATTGGGGCAGGTGTGGTAGGCGCAGCCGAGGGTGTCGGTACAACTTTAGCTTTGGTTCCTGATATTGCCTTGGGAACAGAGTACGGAGACAAAATTACGCGTGGGGCAGAAAATCTAAAAGAAGCCTTGGACTTTACCCCAGAGGGATTTTTGGGTAAGGGTGCGGAGATTGTTACACAATTTGTAGTACCAGGTGGTCTAGCTGCAAAGGGTGTAAGCATGGCGGCTAAAGCGGCCCGTGCAAAAAAGGGTTTGGCTAATGTACCACTAACCAGAGGGCAGAAGTTTGGTCTAGCTGCAAAGGAACTTGCTGCGGCTGGGGCCGTTGATGCTGCGGTATCCACAGACGGTATGTCCACGATAGGAGACTGGGCAGAAACAGGATACACACAAACAGAAGACTTGATTGGTTTGAGTGGTCGGGAAAAGGCGCTGGCACGTTTTCGAAATAAACTCCGTCTTGGTGTGGAGTCTACTTTGCTAGGTGGCGTTGCCCAAGGTGCGTTGATGGCGGGTGGTAAAACTATCGGAGCCGCCGTAAAAACTCCAACGGTACAAACCTCTGCAAAAGCAGTGAAGCAAAAGTTAGATGACACAGGTGCGGCTATCGATCAGCTTTTGTACCAACGTATGACAGCCCCCGATGAATTGAGCAGCCTTAAACGAGGGATTGCGAACGTAATAGCGTACGGAAAACCAGGTGGGTATTTGCCAAGAATGGCTGCGGAGGAGCGGTTAGCTGTAGATGCAAAGGTAGGCAAAGAAGTCGGCAGAGCGGAGAGAATACTAAAAGAGTTTGAACAAGAAATAGACAAGGCACTTCCCAATCTTCCTGATGGAGAAGAAGCGGGCAACTTAGCACGAGCAGGGACCCTATCTAAAGTAGAAGAGTTTCTCACTCAATCAGACCCCAAAGTAAAAACCCAAATACTTCAAGAGTTGCCAGAAGGAATTAGACCCAGCGCGGTAAAGATGCGTTCGCATATCGACGAGTTAAGTAACCGCATGGTTGGCAGTGAGTTTCTCAGAAACAATAACTTTACCACTAAAGATGGTCGTACGATAAAGGATGTGATCGATCAAAACATCAACAGTTATTTACGTCGTCGGTACAAAATTCATGAAGATGCTAAGTACACACCTACAGAAGAAAGCATTGCTGCGGCGGACGATTACTTCCGAGCAAACCGACGGGCAACAGAAAAAGAATTAACACGTTTAGCTAGACGTGATGTAAATCAAATGGAGTTAAGCGAAGAGTTCATGAAGGCCAATGGCCTCAGAACCACGGGTCCAGATCGAACTAATTTGGAAGTAAAACTTGGATCAAAGGTTACCGATGCAGCAGCAAAGAAAGCACGAGAGGCTTTCCTTAAACGGCATTCGATTAAAGCAAGACAGCCTTTTGAAGGTGGTCGTATAGCTAGAGAACAATTAGATACAGGCATGCTAGTCTCTCGCGAAAACATACCTCGTACGCTTCGAGCCTTAATGGGTGAAGTGGGAACTACGGTTAAAAAATCAGACAAGGGTTACAAGATTTATAATGACCCGAGAGAAGCGTACCTTTCGACTGCGGCAGATATATCTCAGTTTTCTGCTGTCGATGATTTCTTTTCTAGTCTTTCGCAACTATCAAACAGGCAAGACGGCCTGTTAAAAAACATGATTTTAAAAGGGGAAGGATTGTCTCCTGACCAACGTAAAGAGTTGGTCGAACGTGGATACGTTCAGTTGGGTGGAGATAGCTCCACGGGCATAGGTGCAATGAGTACCCCGACAGTTAAAGGAAGAGCCGCAGATAAAGATGAGATTCTTGCGGGAACTTCAGGGTGGGGTAGCCTTAACGATCACTATGTCCCCCGCCCACTTTACAACAATTTAACCAATTACATTGTTGGAGAAGAAGACGCTGGATATCAAGCGTTGCGTTCGACTTGGGAATGGTTGCTTCGAGCAAAAGGTGTTTCTCAATATAGTAAAACTATTTTGTCTCCAATTACGCAGATCCGAAATTTCACTACCGCATCTGCTTTTGCGTTAGCCAACGGGAATATTCCTGTGGTTGGTAGAGGAGGGAGCTTATCCGACTCTGCTCAAATTGTTTTAAGTAACCTGTTTAATAAAGGTGATGACGCGTTCACAGCCGAGCTTATGGATGCTCAACGTAGGGGCATGATTGGGACAAACGCAGAGTTGCGAGAGATTCAAGATTCTTTACGCAAGGGCGTAGGCATGACCGCTCGAGAGCCTAAGACTGCGGCTGAAGCGTTGGTTGGGGAAAAGGTAGCCAAGGCAGCATCGGGTTATATGAAACCGCTAGAGGATGTGTATCAGGCGTCTGATGACTTTTGGAAACTCTTTAACTATCAGGCCGAGCAAGCCCACCTTCGCAAGGCATTAGAAGGAGCATCACTTAGACAGAAGGTAAACTATCTTACAAAGAATGGTGAGGATCTAACTCCCGAGATACAGCAAATGCTGACTCGAGGTGATGTGGATATGAACGAATTAATTAAAAATCGTGCCGCACAAATTGTAAGAGACACCGTTCCTAACTACAACAAAGGTGCAACGGACCTTGTTAAGTTCGGTAGAAAACTACCTCTAGGCAATTTTATAACTTTCCCTGCGGAAATATACCGAACAGGGTTTGGCATTGTAAAACAAAGTCTTGATGACATGGCATCTGATATCCCCGCTGTCCAAAGTCGTGGGAGAAATAGGTTGGTAGGCTTCATGGGAACTACCATGGTTGCGCCTGTTGCTGCCCTTGAGTTTGGCTATGCTATCTCTGGAGTAACGCCAGAGGAAATGGACGCGTACAAGAGATCGTTTGCTGCACCATGGGAAAAGGGTTCTGTTTTAATACCTCTAGGTAAAGACGAAGACGGCAAGATTCAGTACATGAACTTTAGTACCTCAAACCCTTATGATCAGCTATATCGTTTTGCCAACCGTGCCGTAAATGAGTTCGACGATGCAATGCGAAAAGGTGAAGGACCTGATACCACTTTCGGCAAGTCTGTTGGGGGCGCGGTACAGGAGATTTTTGAACCATTTCTTTCCGAAGCAATGCTGACAGAAGCTGTTGTTGACGTGATAGCAAGAGGTGGCAAAACAAATACGGGAGCTTCAGTATATAATCCAGAGGATCCATGGCCCACCAAAGGGTATAAAATGATTACTCATGTTTTAAACACTATGGTTCCAAATGTCTCTCCCGTAGATTTAGACGGAGAACCAGGGCGTTTTATTCGCGGAACCGTAGGCAATATTGCACCTGGATTAGTTAGCCCAAAAGACAATCAGTTGCGAGAACGGGATTTTGCTACAGAAGTCATTCGTGCTTTTAGTGGTTTAGCTTTGCAAGAATTTAATCCAGAAAAAGGTTTGGAGTATGCCGCCTTTGGTCTAAGTGAAGGACGAACGGACTCTAAGAGGATGTTTAACCAAGTAGTTGACGACGGTAACGCATCTTCTCGTAGCCTTGCCAACGCATTCCAAAAAGCAAACAACGCGAAGTTAAATGTAGACCGTAGGTTCTATCAGTTGTTCGAAGATTTAAAATCCATGGGCATCAGTGAACGTAAGATATTTGGTATACTAAAGAGAGAAGGGGTCAGTGGTTACAAAGAAGTAATCGATGGTAAGTTTGTGCCGTTTAAGGTTACTAGAAAAAACATTCGGGACATGCGTACGGCGGGTATCTTTGATCAATATCCACAAGAAGAGATACAAAGAATACAGCGGGAAATGTCTGGCGTATCTTTAATCCCTGATGACGCCACACCTGCGGAACGTCGTCCTGCCAGTAACCCGTTTATGAACGCACCAAAGGCTCCAACGACTAATCCATTCATGAGTGCGCCACAACAAAAAAGCAACATTCAACTGAACAACTTCCAACCTACGATCCAACAAACTCAAGTGGATCCACGTCTGCTCCCTGATCCTCGGACCCGAGAGTTACTAAAACCTTAAACGTCGATCTTAACCGACACTCCGTTGCCACCAAACAGGTGAATGACTTCGTCGGAAGCCTGTTCGATCTCTTGGATAATGTCCTCGTCGCCAGTTATGCATGCCAGATTTAGTGCGCGGTTAATCAAATCAACCAAAGCCTCCACTTGCATCGGGTGCATTTCCTTAAAGCCGAGGGTATTAATTGGTTCGTTCATTCTATTTCACCCCAATCATCTTGGATATCTACATCAATTTTCGAGGGGACTTTGAGCGGCACACCAGTTTCCATAATTTCCTGTATTTGAGCAGCTTGCTCCTGCCCCTCTACGTTAAAGCATAACTCATCATGCACTGTCAGCATAGGAGTAAGTCCCGCCTCGTAACAATCGAGCATGGCTTTTTTGGTTTGGTCCGCCGCAGAGCCTTGGATCAATCTGTTTAACGCCTTGTAAGTAAACGCTCTTCTCAGCTTGCCCATGCCCCCATACTTTTTGTTGGCCTCGTCGTACGGCAACGG